CAGACTTTAAAATCCAAACATCTTGATGGTCTAGCAGTAGACCTGATGGCTTATGTAGGAGGGAGGGCTTCATGGGAATTGAATCTCTATGATGACATAGCAGATGCCATGAAGGAAGCTGCAAAGCTTGAGAACGTGGGCATTCGTTGGGGTGCAGCTTGGCATATTGATGATATACGCACATGGAATGGCACAATGCAGGATGCTATGAATGCGTATATAGATCTTAGAAGAGGACAAGGTAGAAGACCATTTATTGATGGACCTCACTTTGAATTAGCATAATGTGGATGTCAATAATGATCCTGTGCGCTAACATGAATGCACAGTCTTGTATGGTAATAACAGGTAATGAATTACATACAAGTAAAGAGAAATGTTTTGAAAGTGCTATTGAAAAAGCAAACAAAGCTATCACATATCCTCAAGTATTTCAAGCAAAACCATTTTGTCAAGTTATTCCGGGAACAGAACAACCAGATAAGGTAGATACATAATGGCTAGACAACTAACAGAAAAACAGCAGAAGTTTCTTGATGTGTTATTTGAGGAAGCTAAAGGTAATCCTGTTACTGCTAAAAAACTGGCAGGTTACAGTGAGAATAATTCTACTTCCTCTATTACATCCTCTCTACAGGAAGAGATAGCTGATCTAACAAAGAAGTTTATTGCTAGTAGTGCAACAAAGGCAGCTTATTCTTTAGCTCAAGTAATAGATAATCCTACAGACTTAGGTAACAAAGAGAGAATGATTGCTGCAAAAGATATACTTGATAGAGGTGGTTTTACTAAAACTGATAAAGTTGAAGTAACTTCTGCAAGTCCACTGTTTATATTACCACCGAAAGAAAATGAGAACAACTAAAGACTGGAAGTTACCTAAACCAGAAGAAACAGAAGAAGGTTACAACTGGAAACCTGTGATAAGAGTTGGAAGAACAATACCTTTTGGTTATAAACAGGATGAAGAAGATAGGGATCTCCTACTTCCTATACCAAGTGAACTAGAACTACTAGAGAAAGCAAAGAAGTTTATCAAGCAGTATAGCTACAGACAGGTTGCTGATTGGCTAACAACACAGTCAGGTAGAAAAATATCTCATGTAGGTTTAATAAAGAGAATTAAAATTGAACAAAAGCGTAAGTCACAAGCTTCAACTCAACGCTACCTTGCCGAAAGGTACAAAGAGGCGTTACAAAAAGCAGAAAAGCTTGAAACCAAAATTGCAGGAGCAACCTGAAGTTGTACCTGCAGAAGTTGTTAAAGAACCGATTGAAGTTGAACAGGCACAAAAGAAGATTATCTTTCAGCCTAATCCCGGACCTCAGACAGAGTTCTTATCAGCAAATGAAAGAGAAGTCCTCTATGGAGGCAGTGCAGGTGGCGGCAAGAGCTATGCCATGCTTGCAGACCCAGTACGTTACTTAAACAATCCACACTTTAGAGGACTGTTAGTCAGACGTACAACAGAAGAACTAAGAGAACTTATATCAGTATCAAAACAATTATACCCACAAGCAATACCTGATATTAAGTTTATGGAGAGAGACAAGACTTGGGTAGCTCCATCAGGAGCAACACTATGGCTCTCCTACTTAGATAGAGATGATGACGTAACAAGATACCAAGGTCAAGCCTTTAGTTGGATTGGATTTGACGAGCTTACACAATGGCCTACACCTTATCCATTTGACTATATGAGATCAAGGTTACGTACTACAAGAGATAGTGGACTAGAAGTTTATCAGAGAGCTACTACAAACCCCGGAGGCCCCGGACATAGTTGGGTAAAAAGAATGTTTGTAGATCCTGCTCCACATGGACAGTCTTTCTGGGCAACAGATATAGAGACACAAAAACCTCTCACATGGCCTAAAGGTCACAGTCTAGAAGGACAACCACTATTTAAAAGAAGATTTATACCTGCTACATTATTTGATAATCCTTATTTAGCAGAAGATGGAATGTATGAAGCTAACTTGCTTTCATTACCAGAGAACCAACGTAAACAACTATTAGAAGGAAATTGGGATGTATCTGAGGGAGCAGCTTTTCCTGAATGGAACAGAGCCACTCATGTTGTTGAGCCTTACAATATACCTTCTAGTTGGACTAAGTTCAGAGCCTGTGACTATGGCTACGGAAGTTATACAGGGGTTTTATGGTTTGCAGTTGCTCCTGATGAACAGTTAATTGTTTATAGAGAACTGTATGTTTCTAAAATACTAGCTAGTGATCTAGCTGACATGGTATTAGAAGCAGAGAGAGAAGATGGAACAATACGTTATGGTGTGCTTGATAGTTCACTGTGGCACAAAAGAGGAGATACAGGACCATCACTAGCAGAACAAATGATTATCAAAGGTTGTCGTTGGCGACCATCGGACAGAAGTAGAGGGAGTAGGATTGCAGGAAAGAACGAGATCCACAGAAGACTACAGATTGACGAATTTACTGAATCACCACGATTGGTGTTTTTTAATAACTGCACAAATATTATCTCGCAACTACCGATAATCCCTCTTGATAAATCTAACTCTGAAGATGTAGATACAAAATCAGAGGATCACCTTTACGATGCACTTAGATATGGTGTAATGACAAGACCCAGAAGTAACTTGTTTGATTATAACCCTGAAACACAACGCACAGGCTTTCAAGCATCAGACGCAACATTTGGATACTAAGGATAGAATATGGCAGAAGACATACAGCAAATAGCAATGGATGCAGAAGAATCAGCTGCAATAGAAGATACAACAGCCGATTCTCTCAATGATGAACCAACAGGGCAGATAGAATCTTTTGTTAAATCAAAGTTTAGAAAGTCTGAAACAGCAAGACGTACAGATGAAGAAAGATGGATACAGGCTTATAGAAACTACAGGGGTATCTATGGTCCTGATGTACAGTTTACTTCTTCAGAAAAATCACAGGTATTTGTTAAAGTAACTAAAACAAAAGTTCTCGCTGCTTATGGACAGTTAGTAGAAGTATTGTTTGGTGGTAATCGTTTTCCATTAGGTATTAGTCCTACAGTTTTGCCAGAAGGTGTAGAAGAGACAGTTAGTTTAGAGACAAACCCACAACTTAAAGAAGCTTTAGGAGAAACAGATACAGGTGGAGAAGATGAAAGAACACTTCTTCCCGGTGAAACATTACCAGAATTTAATGAACGTGTAGGACCTTTACAAGATGAATTAAGTCCTGTAGAAGAAGATGTTGAATTTAAACCTAGTGGTAGTCCTTCTTCTGTACATTTTCATCCTGCAATGGTTGCAGCTAAAAAGATGGAAAAGAAGATCCATGATCAACTAGAAGAGTCTAATGCTAAGAAACAACTTAGGGCTGCTGCTTTTGAAGCTGCCTTATTTGGAACTGGCATTATGAAAGGACCTTTTGCAGTTGATAAAGAATATCCTAACTGGGATGATGAGGGTGAATATCAACCAGTATTTAAAACTGTGCCACAAACTTCTAATGTTTCTATCTGGAACTTCTATCCTGATCCAGATGCAAACAATATGGATGAAGCAGAGTATGTAATAGAGAGACACAAAATGTCTCGTTCACAACTACGTGCATTAAAGCGTAGACCTTTCTTTCGTTCCAATGCTATTGACAAAGCTCTTGATATGGGTGAAAACTATAACAAAGAGTGGTGGGAACATGCAATGGATGATGATAGTGAGGAGGACTATACACAAAGATTTGAAGTGTTAGAGTTCTGGGGATTCGTAGATCGTGAGATTATAGAACAATATGATGTAGATATACCAAAAGAACTTCAAGACGTAGAACAGGTAAATGTAAATGTTTGGATCTGTAATGGTTGTGTGTTACGTTTAGTTATGAATCCATTTACTCCTGCCTATCTACCTTACTATGCTACACCTTATGAAATGAATCCTTACAGTATCTTTGGTGTAGGTATCGCAGAAAACATGAATGATACCCAAACATTAATGAATGGGTTTATGAGAATGTCTGTTGATAATGCTGCTCTATCAGGAAACTTGTTGATAGAAGTAGATGAAACTAACCTAGTTCCCGGACAGGATCTTAGTGTATATCCCGGAAAAGTCTTTCGTAGACAAGGTGGTGCGCCCGGACAAGCTATCTTCGGCACAAAATTTCCCAATGTATCAAATGAAAATATGCAGATGTTTGATAAAGCTAGACAACTATCTGATGAATCTACAGGCTTTCCCTCATTTGCACATGGACAAACAGGCATACAAGGTGTAGGCAGAACTGCATCTGGTATATCTATGTTGATGAATGCAGCAAATGGTTCTATACGTAATGTCATTAAGAATGTAGATGATTATCTACTAGGACCTTTAGGTAAAGCATTCTTTAGTTTTAACATGCAGTTTGACTTTGATCCAGAAATTAAAGGTGATCTTGAAGTTAAAGCTCAAGGTACAGAAAGCTTGATGGCTAATGAAGTTAGAAGTCAAAGACTTATGCAGTTTATGCAGACAGTATCTAATCCTGCTCTTGCTCCTTTTGCTAGAATGGATTACATTGTTAGAGAGATTGCAAAGAGTATGGATCTTGATCCTGATAAAGTAGCTAACTCTATGAGTCAAGCTGCTGTACAAGCAGAGATACTCAAGAAGTTTCAAGAACAGAATCCACCTCCTGCTCCACCCCCACAGCAAGGACAACCACAACAAGGTCAACCCCCTGCTCCTGCAGGTGGACAAGTAGAAGATACACAAGGCTCTGGTGGTGGTACAATAGGTACAGGTTCAGTACCAACTCCACAAGAACCCGGATTTACTGGTAATCAAGGAACTATTCAATAATGATGGTATTAAGAAAACTTACAGGTGACAAAGAACTATGGGATTCTTTTGTAGAATACATAGATGACTCTATAGCTAAACAACACAAAGCACTAGAGCAAGCAACAGAAGTTCCTATGATCTATAAACTACAGGGATCTATTGCTTGTTTACGTAGAATGAAATTTCTTAGAGATGAATTAAATAGTAATGCCAACAAAATTAACGAATAAAACAAACTTTGTAGTAAAAGAAACTGGTAGACCTGTCTTTGAGTTAGATGGTGAAAATGTTTCTGAAAAATCTGCTACGATTAAAGTGGATGATTTCTATGTTAATCTACCTTCAATACATGGTAATATGAAATACAGTGAAGATGAACTTTACGATATGTTAATGAACAATAAAATAAAAGCAACAAGTGTTCACAAAAAACATAGTGATGCAATTAAAGCTGCAAAAGAAAGAAGTAAAAATTTAACAATCATAAAACGTAATGATAAAAATAAAGGTGGGGTGATGGAACAACAGATGAATCTTTTTGAAGAAGGTGGAATGAAAGATGATGGATTAGATCGTGATCCTGTAAGTGGTAATGAGATTCCACCCGGATCATTAGCTAAAGAAGTTCGTGATGATATACCTGCACAATTAAGTGATGGTGAATATGTTGTTCCTGCAGATGTTGTACAATATTTTGGTGTAAAGTTTTTTGAAGATATACGTGCAGAAGCAAAGCGTGGTCTCGCAGAGATGGAAGCTACAGGTAGAATAGGTGGTGAGCCTGTAGAAGTAGATATGACTATGATTGCTTTTGGTAAAGCAGATGATAAAAAGAAAAAGAAAAAAGCAGAAGGTGGTATGATAGGTTACTCTAATGGTGGTGTAGCTGATGATGTGGCAGAAATAGAAAAAGCTAGAACTTTTAATCCAGTAGATTTTGCTACACTAGGTTTTACTCCAGTAAGTCCTGTAGCTCAAACTGGTCAACTACAACAAAACAACATAACTAAAACAGTTACCTACTATCACGGAGAAACAGGTGAATCAAGGGTTGTAACTTTTGTCAATGGTATTGTAACTCCACCAGAAGACGTTATGTATACACAACCACCTTGGTCTACTATTAAACCTTCTCCTACTAAGGTAGCAGAAAAAGAAGATCGTTCTGATAGACAGGAACGTAGTGCAAAAGTTATACAAGAGAATATAGAATTTGCATTAGCACAATCTGCAGAGAGATTAGGTATACCTTTAGATGAATATAAAACCTATAGTACAGGTAAAAGATTTGCTCTTGGTTTAGAAGAATTAAAAAATATTGCAGGTTTAGAAATGGACAAGGCAAAGATTGAAGAAATTAGAAAAACTCCTGATGATGAAATTAAAGGCTTTGGTGGTTTTGTTAATACACTTGTAGAAAATTTTATAGAAAAACCTTTAGAATATTTAGGTTTAAATATTGCAGGAGAGAAAGCTGAAAATATTATAAAAGAAAACAACAAAGTTTTAGATAATGAAAGTAATATTGAAACTTCTGCCACAGATCAAAGACCTAAATACTCTTCTGATAAAGGTATACAAAAAGGTCAAGAAGCTTCTGCACGTAGATATTCAGGTTTAGCAGAAAATATAAGATATGGAGGAGATATAAAAAAGACAGAGCTACCACCTCCTATGAAGCCCTCTATAGCAAAAAATGTTGCTACAGATACTAAAGATCCTGTAGATGCAGAAGAAGAAAATTTATCTAAAGCTTATGGTGGTGGTGAAGCATCAAAGAAATTTGGAATTAACAAAGGAGGATTATTACAAAAACCAAAACGTAGAAACAAAAAGTAATTGGCTACTCAACAATGTTGACCCCAAGAAAGGAAAAGTAAAATGCCAGAATTAGAAAATGTGGAAGCACAAA